TGCTCTAAGTAAATTATGTTATATAATGTAATTTATAAAATATAGAATATGTGTAATTTTCTAAAAGTGGAGCAGAATCGACACAAAGAAAATTACTATGTTTATGATAAAAGAAAAAGAAAAATGTATAATTAAATTTATATTAAGACCATGTCAGAGAGTATTGTTTTTCAAAAGAACTCTGTATGTATACTCCAACAATATGACAATCCTCGATGGCGAAACGACCAACAATGTCCAATAATTGATCTATAGAGGAATAAAAAGCCACCTTGGCATCTTCAAAATTAGAAAAGACCCTAATGTCTATTGAATCGGGGACACTTCTTCCCTTTTCTGTCTGACGGTCGGAAAAATCAAGAGCCATTGTTAGTTGTCTCATCAAACGACTCGGGACACTATGGTGAAGGTCTATATATATTTCATTTTCAGGAAACCTAGTGGAAGCTGAAAAAGGACAAGATATTTGTAAATTTTCTAATGTGGTTCTCATTAAATCTCTCTGAGCTTTAACGGAGAAAGATTTATATTTAAAGGAATTCATAATATGAAGGAAATTCCTGAAAAGTATCCAATGATGTGAGGCCAAGAGTTCACATTCATGAGTCCATCCGTACTTAGTCATTATGATAAAATGTTATTTTAATTGATTATTATGAAAATCCCTATTTATGTTAGATTTTGCCCTGGGAAAAGATGAAGAATGATTAGTTTGTTTTAGTAATTTTGTACCCTGTCAAGTAACTGTTACTAGAAAATTGGAAAATTTCAGACATTTTTATGAAACCATGATTAATAATAAAGCCTTTATCTTTACTGGTCAGAAATTTTTCTCTAAAGGTATCTAACAATATTTTCAAGTTTCTATTATCCATAAAATATATATCAAGGATACTAGATATCAGGTGGTCAGGAGAACCTTTGATATAAAAATCTGAAATGAATTTTTTAGTTACTTGATTTTCCAATTCCAATTTAACAAGTTTAAAATATTTATTTATAATACCACTATTTTTAAAAATAGTGTTTAATATCGTTCTCAATACCTTTTCCGAAATTACATCGTCTTTAAGACTAGATATAATTCTGGAATTAATATATTCAACGTATTCATCAAAATGAAATATTTTTTCAACGTCACACCGTTTATGAATTTGTACAAGTTGACTGACGTTGAAAACATCATAGACAAAATTATCTAAAACATAAAATGATTGATCAACGGTAAAATTAGATAAGAAGAATCTGACAAGTTCTTCTCTAGTTTTATATTTTTGTTGATTATGATAATACGTAAGATTATCGTCAGAAACAACAAGTAATTTTTCAATATCATAAAGATTATTCAATACTCTCCTAAATTCAATCGATTGTGTAATAAAATTAACTCTTGATATATTAGATGGATTTTCTATGATATTCTTTCTTTTAGATTGATTAATAATTTGTCTATGATTATAAGAAGGATTAATGGTTGGTTTAGGAGTTGGAGGTTTCAAGGTGACTGCCCTCCTGATTCTACGTAATTTCGATGACTGTGGATACAAAGTGTCTGAATATTGAATTATCTTTTCCGGTTCGTACAATTCAAAATCGATCTCATCGAAAATATCTAAAATTTCTTCTTTAGTACTTTCTGGTAAATCCGAAAAGTTCAAATAAAGTTGAGAAGAATTGTCAAAAACAAAAATTAATTTAGATAATCCCTGAAATTTAGTGGAATTTAAAAATTGTTTACGTGGTTTCGTTACTGAGGTGATATTTTCAAACTTTTCATCCATTATATTTTTAAATTCTTCTAAAAATTGTTTATAATCACAACTACAATTACAATTTATCGAAGTGACATTAGGAGTGGATTGAGAAGATTTTTTATCTTCAAAAAATCCACTGACGTTTGGAAGGGACAAGTCCTTATCTTTACAATTACAATTAATGTCTCCAACGGATAACGAACAACCTTTAGAATCACTACCCTTAATATAATCCGAAACTACACCAGAGGTGGAATTTATAGCCCCACTCACAACATCACCAGCCAATTTAGTTTTAGAAGAAAAGAAATCTAAAACGTGAGGTACAGCCTCTCCAATAACACTTGGAATGGATTTATCTTGACTTGACCCTGGAACCGAAAAACTAATAATTCTTTCAAGTTGCTCCCTTTCTGGTGTTCCTTCGTCCGTGATCTTATTTTTACAAGTACCTAATATTTTCAATAAATTATCAATAATTTCAGATGAAGAAGTCCTAGTTTTAATCTCTTCATCAGGACATGATAACTTCCCACAAACTTCCTTGATTTCATTTAAAGTGTTCTGGACGTCAATTGATTGATTACCAATGTGATACAAAGTGTGTAAAATTTCATGAGTATGTAGGTTGTCTATAGCTGTTTTGAGTTGATTCTTAGCTGAAGAAATCCTTTCAGATAAGTAATTTGTCAAATTATATTCGTAAGAATTATTTTCATCAATAGAATCTAATAATGTATTAAAACCATTCTGAAAATTAGGAACTATAAATTTCAAGATGGAAAGTATCTCAGGATTCAAACTACTATCTCTCTCTAATTTAGATAATTGTTCAATGACAGTATTGGGTAGTTTACTTATATGTAAGTGGAAGGTAGGAGGACTTTCCAAATACGTGAATTCATTTTCATCTATAACTTCAATACTAGACGACATAGACTTGGGAATGTCGTTAGTACTTCCACCGTCGGAAAAGGACATGGTTGAGAAATAAAGGAAAAGGTAAAAGAAAAATCGAAAACTGTAAGTTACCATTTGTGTATCTTTCAAATTCATTATAAAAATCGACATATATGATAAATTAATGCCCGTCGAATTATTTCCAAGTTAAACCGTATTTCTTTTCAAATTTTAACGTATGGTAACAAATTTCTTCTGACTCAATTATATCATTAAGTTCTCTCAAAACACGGGAATATTCGTCAAAATATTTAAGAAAATCATCCTGATCTAAGTTTCTGGGTATGGAACATAAAGAAATCATTCGAGAAAATATTTTATTTAAGGGTGTGACCTTAAGTGAGATTAAGGTGTAATCAACGGGGAATCTATTAATATTATCTAATACGTTCCTCGATGAAGTGTTATATATATACGTCAAAATCAAGTCCCTATCTGTTTTATTTGAATAATCTAAAAGATTTATTCTTGAAACCATATCTACAAAAAAGGAAAATTCTATCCAACCAAAATTCTTGACTCGATTGTAAGTTGATGTCGGTATATACATTTTGAATTATGAAATTACCCAATTAATCTAATTTTTTATGACTGGGGTCGGTAATAAGTTTAACACCGGGTTTTACGTAAAACAGTGTTTTAAAATTATTCTTAGTAGATATGAGTTCAAGTATGGACACACATAAAGGTTCGATACTAAAATTAACTTTATACCTTTCACAAAAGGCCACATTTAGGGCATCATAAATTTCTCCTCTCTTATAAATTGATAATAAATCACATAAAGAAATCCTATATTCTTCTAAGTGATCCCAATTGGATATGTTATGTCTTCCTAATTTTGTAAGTATTTTTAGAGGATCAGGAATCAAAAACCATTGATCTTTAACCTCAATAAGGAATTTTGAACAAAAATATGAATTTTCAAATTTATAAAATTTTGATTCGAGGTTAAATATATTGGCACACAAATCATTCCTATCAATTATATCTTTCATCCAAAGTATCGAATCATCTCCAGAAAATACACCGAAACTATCCGAAAGATCAAAAATTGTACAAAGAACCACCATAAGAACTACAGTATTTCCAAAGAAAGTACTGGCATCACCACTCTTACGTTGATATTCCACAAAAGCTTTAACACCATTTTTCCTGTCTTTAAGAGTCGTGAACTCATGAGCTTCTCTCCATTTCAGAATCAATTCATCTGGAATACCTAATTTCTTATACAAGGCACATTCTACTTCAAACAACAATCTATGTTGACTCTTATCATACTTACCGATATCAATTTCTAATTTCTTATAAGATTGTAAATATCTAACCGGAAATCTGTCTGACAAGATCTTAGTAAAATCATCGGCTGACATATCGGCAAATATCATAAAATTTTCCTTCAGAACAGCTCTTAATCTTCTTTTACAATTTCTAAATATAGGGCACCAAAACATATTCAAACTCTTATTTTGTGAAGCTATAGTCTGAACAGCAGAATACTCATAAGGAGTCTGTGTGGTTAAACCAGGTTTTATTTGTTGTTTGTTCATTAAATCATAAACGAAAAGATCAAGATTCGGGTCGAAAATATCAAAAGGTTCTTTGATTGATCCCAAGTTTTTGTTGTCTTGGTCAGATAACCATTCTCGAATGGAATTTACTTCAGGATAAAGCATATCGTTTTCATACATATTAAAAATATCTAATTTATCAACGTCTATATAAGTAGATAAAAAGTTCTCAACACAATTATCCACAAAATATTTTATGTCCACAACTCCACTAAGTTGAGGTATACCCAAGTTCCTTTTCATAAGACCTATTAATGAATCCATCTGTGATGGTAATCTATCATAAGCCATAGACGTTCTCAAAACCGGAGAAAGACTTGGTTTATGATCTGGCAACGGATAATCTTTGGAATGATCAACTATTACATTTTTATATGGGAAAAATATAGGTTGACTCTCGGCAATAAGTTGGTCATATTTATAATCAAAACAAGAATTACCTGGTAAAATTTTATCATAAACATCCTGTAAATATGATATACCGAGTCCTTTAGTTATACATCGAAATTGATTGTCAGGTCTTTGAATTTTATATGTTACTTTTGGTTGTATATTAGATATTAGATTACCACCGTTTGTATTGACTGTATCTACTATAAGTTGTAATGATTTGTCTGTATGAACTGGTTTGGGCATGTCCAAAACGACTTTATTAAAATATTCTGAAAATTTTAAATCGTTAATCACCAAAGGTTTAACCAGTCTAAGGTCTCCTACAGTTAAATTTTTCATGTTAACTCTACGTCTTCTACCAGCACCATTAAATCTAGAAGTTGTGATAGACACCTTTTGTTTAATTTCATCTTCTGTAGGTAATTTGTTTATCAATTCAAATAATCCATCTTTAATGATACTACAATAAACAAATTCTTCCCTGTGTCGAGTACATCCAACAAGTTGTTGATCTCTACGATTGTACAATTCATCAATGGCTATTTTTGATAATCTGACAAGACATACCTTCTTAAACTCCAAACCTTGAGTTTCACCAATTGTACTGACATCCTTAAATCCTTCCATCAAAAGAGTAGTTTTTTCTGATTGTTTAAATACAAGGTACTTGTAACCTTCATTCTTTGGTATATCGAGGGGTGAATTGATGAGTTTCGTTTTCATCGTCTTTGAAAATTTAGATACCGACATAAATCCATTTTCATAATCTTCGTAAAACATGTAAGCCACATCAAGTGGACATCTGTAAGAAACGTTTTTATTTTCAGTGGGAGTTATAAAGTCTGTGGATTTAGAATAATTAAGTAGAAATGAAGGACATTTATTAAAGTATGGTATCTGAGCTTTATCTCCAATCAAAACTATCCTTTTACATTTAGATTTTAAAATAACGAGTATTATTTCTCCGTAATGTCTCATCAAAAATTCATCAATCCAAACCGTTTCAAATTGTTTATTTGGATTCATAAGATACGAGTGTAATGTTTTAATAACAACATTTTTCTTTATCTTACTTTCAATGGATTTTACACCTTCTCGGGTTGAAGCCAAAATTAAGTCACCATCATCGACATTTGAACATATGTAAGTGGTCTTTCCACACCCTGGTACACCTTGAACGAATTTAACATCGACGTTAGTAATGTTATCATAAATATTTATGTCTTTTAGACTATCGTACAACGAAATTTCATGTATGAACTCACATGAATTATTAACCATAAGGTACCTAACATCTGTAGAATCCAAATTATCGGATTTAACAAAATCTTTTCCATCAAAATAAACGTCATATTTCAAGTTACCTTCAGGTTTAATTCTCCATGATTTAATTTTGTTATCCCATACTCCAATGTTAGAATCGTCCAATCGAATGTACCTTACTTGATATTCTCCCAAAACCAAATTTATCTTCTTTTGTTTATATAATATCTCTAAAATTTCTCGAATTATTTTCGGAGTGGTCTTATATACTTCCAATATTTCTCTAGAAGCATTCCTCTGAATATACCCTAATTTTTCTTCATACTCCAAATAGGGATCAAATTTATTTTTTACATTATTCTTCGACCAATGTTTCAATAAGTCCTTATTTTTAATACCAGGGAGTTTGTCCGAAATAGAACTCAATGGTTTAAGATTGTAAGATTCATTGTTATATTTCTCAATTCGACAATCTTTTGTCTCAATAACCCTCAATTTTTCAGAATTGAAATCTTCAAAACATCCTGTTTGATCACATTTAAGTAATACATTTTCATCAAATAAACCACTTTCCTGCATTTCCATTAACAATCTAGTTTTATTCGTTTCCGACTTATCTTTAACGTAAATGTTATACAGTTCTTGTAATGATGGACTAAAAACAGGAGAATCTTTGATTTTAAATTTCTTCTCTTTCTCTTTAATTCTTGTAGGTTTTCCAGATTTCGATTCATTTTCGATAGAACCCTCTTGAAGACCATCATCCTCATTACAATGTTCAGAAAATTCCTTAATGTATTTATAATATGTTATATATGCCTTATAAATATCTACATCGGATAGGGTTTCACCGTGAATTTTCCCACTATAACCATCAAAATAAATATAATATTCAGGAGATATTATGTTACTATAATGTGGTTTTATTATTGTAGTTCTATGGAATTTTCTCGACGTAGTTTTTAATAATTCGTAAATATTGTGATGTATGAAAACCTTTAATATAAATACTCCTCCGATATTAAGATGATTTAGGGCAAGTCTAATTTGATTCCTAGTCAATTTTATGTTGGACCACGAATCAGGGCCAGCATCGACACAACCATCAGAAGTGATAAGATCGGCCATCTTCAACATAGAATCAACATATTTTAACTGTGATTCGTCTAAAAGATCTCCATAATAATGATTAGTCATTCTTTTATTAATCAAAATAGTGTTCTTAGCATTAACGAAAACGGGATCTATCATGTCACAAGTCTTAGAATTAAAATACGAATGAATGTATAAAATGGCACTAGGATATTTACATCTTAAAATTTTTGAAAAGTTTCCAGGATTGGCACATATATCAATAATCACTTCAGGGGTGTAATTATATTCTTTAAGGATCTCGTCAATTTTATGAACAGCTGAAGAATCAAGGGGTCTATTATTAAGTTTCAAAAATTTTCTTTTGTTTGATGTGAAATCTTCAGGAGTAAGTTTATCAATAATGGTTTTAAACGGAGAAATATCGAGACCGGAAATTTTCTCCATAAGATTAAAATTACTAACATTATCATTAACACTATAAGAATATTTCAATAATTTTCTGTGTATCGTCTTGTAGTAATCAGTGTCATAAATAACAAGGATTATATTATCTTGAGGTAATTTTATAAAGTCTCTCACAAATTGTTCCAATAATTTCACCGTACTAGTGTGTAAATGTAACAAAACATTAGTACCCTTAACAGTGTTAAGTTTTATACATCTTTCAACCATACTAAATATTTTATCGTCGGCATTTCTATCGGTTTTCTCATTATAAAGTCCAATGTATTTTCTCATATTCACGGGAGTAATTTTATAATAGGGATCAAATACATAAACCTTCTCAATTCTTTCTTTATTTATAAAATTTCTCTCAGCAAATTGTTTAGATAGAAAGTTTTTATAAAAATATTTGTCTTTATAACCTTGATTACAAGTGACAAAAACACGTTTATTAGAAAGTTCATAAAATTCTGGGTAAGTTCTAACAGTGGACAATCCGGTTTTTTCGAAGAATTTAACCGTTCTTTTAAGATGATCAGAAATATAGTACATGTCAAAAATGTTATTATTCATATAATTACAACCTTCTGAAACATGAATTATAACCAAATTCTTTTTAGAAATATGAACAAACCTATAGAACATGTTAGGTAAAAATTTTATCTTTTCAAAATCTTTCATAGGAGAATCTTGTTCAACATAACAAATATTTTGCACTCTAGGTATATCTTCAAAAGTAGTTTTATAAATAAGGTTCTCATCATAAACCTGTTTAAATACCCCATTATCACAAAGTGATCTTATGATACACAATATTTCCTTAGAATGATGTCTATTATCTTTAAATAATTTTTTCCCAAATTTTATACATGTTTCAAATTTCGACATATTATTCTTATCAAACATTTTATCAATAAATACATCGTCATCGGAAGAATTTTCATTTTCCTCTTCTGTCATACTTTCATCATCAGTTTGAAGATCATCGGAAGTGTCACCCCCCCCAGTATGGTTAAGTTCATTTTCTTTAGAGGCTATTATAATTTTATCACCTTTCTTAGAAGTAACCATACTATTCGAATTTCCTTTCTTATCCTCTTCTTTAGAGGTTGTCACACCAGATCTTCCCTCTTCTTTCTTTCCACTGAGTAGTCCAAGATCGATAGGCTTATGACCTTCTCCATACTTAGTGAATTTCTTTGAATCAGGTAGATCTAATCTCTCAAAATGACTATCATGATAGAGTACATGAATTTCATCCTCCCACTTTTCATTTCCATAAAATCTAACATGTTTACAGTCCCTCGTGTGAACAAAAATTTTTAAATTCTCTAGTATTGAAAATAGATCAAATACTAATTCTGTGACTAATCCACCCTTTAACGAAAGACTCTTTCTCATCTTTATCTTTACGTCATCTTTATAATCGTTAAAATCCATACTCCGAAATTTCTTGATAAGAGTTATAGCCGCTTCTTTATCATCATAACCTAACATTGAATAATATATACAATATCCACCACCAGAATTAGGTATAACTTCTAAATCTTTACATTTACCATCACAATCTATAATAGAACCAACAGGATGTCTATTAACCCCTGGTTTTAATTCATCAATAACAATGGATAATCCAGCTCCATCAAAATGTTCATTAGTGTGTTTTTCAATCGAGAACGGTTCGGATTTAACTTCCTTATTTGTATTATCAATGGTGTAAATTTCGGTTTCATCAGAATTCTGTAGGATCGTATCTAAAACTGATGATCTCTTTGGTTCATAAATACACCATGAAGGATCGATTTCGGTAAAACCGTGTACCCAATCTGCGGATTTAACATTAGTTTTAACATCTGAAAATGATCTGTATTCTTGAATTTTTGAAAACGTAACCTCTAATATTTCAGGTGGAGATTGAAATTTGACATATAATTTCAAATAAGCTTTACGGATTTTAGCACTAACCTTAGAAAACATCTTCTTTAAGAAATTTATATTACTAGCTTTCCTAGAATCTAATTGTTCCGAAATTAAGTGTTTAAGAACATTACCATTAGTGTATCTTAATTTATAGATTAAAAGGTAAATAGCATGAGCCAAAAAGAAAAGTTCTGTAACATTGCCTAACTTACCTTGAGCAACATTTTTCTGATCTTGTTGCGATCTATATTTATGGGAAAGAATGAATTCAAAAATAGTTGAAGGATTAAATTTACCAGCTTCTAATTTATAAGCGAATGATTTATAATGTTCTATTTCTACTTCAGGATAAATTAACAAAATCGGTTTCAATAAACCCCTAATTTTTTCTTTACTCATATTTTCCTTCATTAATTCTGTCCAAACAAAATATTTGATACCTATCATATTTTCATAATACGAAAAGGGTATTGAATGAACCAGAGGTGTACGATTGAAACCAGTATCATCAACATATAGAATTTTAATGAAATGAATATATCCCCTATTTTTTAATATCTGTAATGTATAATGTCTTTTATTAATCGTAGATATCATGTGAGATTGTGTGAAATATGAAAGATAATTAGCAAGATTATGAGTGTACGAAAGAGACGATTCATTATAATATTCAAAGTGTATAGTTTCTCCTCTAATACTCCATTTCATTTCTATATCCAACAATTTATCTGAATCTGTATGTAACATTTTAGGATCGAATATCATAGTTAAATAAGCACACATCATATTTTTATTATCCATACCATCAATAAAATCTTGTAAAGGAATGTCGTAAGCCGAATGAATAGACATACCGAGAAAAGAAGTATAATTACAATTTTGAAATTTACGCTCGCATCTGAAATTATTAAATTTATCAAAAGATGTAAGGACATCATTACTATCATTATTAAGTTTACTAGGATCCAAAAACAAAGAACCAATTATACGATCCGTGCGGCGAGTAGAATCATATAAACTCAAAGTCGGTTCGCAAGAATGCATTCCCTTAACCTTACCACATTTCAAATTAGTTAAAAAGTTTCCACCGATATCCGTAATATAGTGGTCATATTGCGGAATCCTCTCCTTTATTCTTTCTACATCATCAAGGTGGACAAAATCCCAAATTAATTTGGTTTCACAAATGCGTGATGCAGCAGCAAGTACGTGACCTGAAAAATTCACACCGTATTCGAATTCAAATTCCGGGTACATCAAAGTCAAAGCTTTCTTTTGTTCAGAATTCATCGAATATGGGATTTTTGTGATTTTCTTCTTAGTAGAAGAGTTGAGTTCGTTACTTGAACGAATTTTTTCGACCAGAATCTGATCCAAAACCGTAAAGGTAAGGGATTCTGGGTTTTTAATAACTGTGTTGACAGCATGAGAAAGGTTCTCGAGATCCATGGTTTAAAACCAAATATATATCCGTAGCTATGAAGCTAAGATCGTGATACACACGAAGTGG